CCTCATCACTTGGTTCACGTCCATTAGAAAAGGCTCGCACAATTCCTAGAACTCCATTTGCAACCTCTAATGTTCCAGTATAAGCAATGCAAACATTTTTGTTGAGCATCTCAGCCTTTTTAATTGTTTCACTTGTTATTTCCCTTGTGGTTGAATTTCTTCCGCGTCCATCATATACGACCCAGGAAGCATATTTGCACAATACATTAGCAACGATACTCATTATTCACCACTCCTCCCAGTTAATATACCACAGAATGTATTTGGGAGGAAGAATAAAGAAGCGTAATCGCAATAAACCGGACTATTCCATAAAAATGGAAAAATAATCCGCCCCTGACGGGGCAGGGAATGAAGTGGTGGAAAACACATGTGGCTTTGGTTAAAAGAAAACCACCCCATAATCCATGAGGTGGTCCAATGGGCTGTACTTGCAATAGCAGTTGCGGCGCTTGTTAATAGCTGCATTATCCTTTCAGCGCAATAAAAGAGGCCCGCCCCTGACGGGGCGGGGATGAGAGAAAGGACTCGTGATGAAAGGAAAGGCAAAAGGCTTTGTGATAGAGGCTGTAGATATCATATGGGACTGGCTGTTTGCTCATGACCTTTTGGTGTCAATCGTTTCTTCTATCATAGGATCTATATTCGGTGTTTGGCTCGCATTTAAGTTTGTGATTCCGCTCATAACCCAAACGTAGTCGCATCCGCGGCAGAAAGGAGACGTTATGACGCTGGCAGAAATCAAGGCCATGGACAAAGATGTCCTTCTTCCAGCAGAGGCAGCCGGGCCACTTGGTTGTAATCCACACTATATCCGAGTGGCAGCAAAGAAGAGGCCGGAACTCCTCGGGTTCCCTGTGACACTGATTGGGAACCGGGTAAAGATCCCAAGGCTTGCTTTTATCCAGTACATGGAGGGAACCCTTGAAAAATAAGGATGCCCCCACCCGTGGTGGCACACGGGAGAGGGCAAGAACCGATGACCGTCAAATCATCCTGTCCCTTGTATTGTAACACGAGGGCGGGAGGAATACAAGGAGGAAATGTGAGACAGCTAAATGTTGATCCCGAATTTCGGGATAAGATACCACCTTTGTCAGCAGACGAGTTTTCCAAACTGGAAGAAAATATCGTCACTGATGGGGAGGTCCGAGAGCCGCTTGTTGTGTGGCACAACACCATCATTGATGGGCATCACCGTTACAAAATCGTCCAGAAACACCCGGAAATCCCATTCAAGGTTAAGCAGATGGACTTCCCTGATAAGTGGGCCGCTATTGTTTGGATGTGCCGGAACCAGTTGGGGCGTCGGAATATCACTGATGAACAAAAGACCATACTGATCGGTGAGGCATACAAGGCGCAGAAGATGACTCATGGAGGGAATACATCACGGGAGCATGACGACACCGGAAGATTCACCTCAAGTCGTCAAAATGGCGACTTGAGGAAGGAGAAGACAAGAGATGTTATTGCCCGCGATTTTGGGGTTGGCACAAGAACGGTTGAACGTGCTGAAAACTTTGTTGACGGCCTTAACGAAGCAGAAAAGATTTCTCCTGGTATCAAAGACGCCGTCATATCCGGTTCTGTGAAAGCCCCAAAGTCTGTTATCTCTGAAATCCGCAATGCCCCGGAGGAAAAGAAGCGCGAGGCCGTGGAGGCTATCAAGAAAGGGGATACAGACACTGCGAAAGCAATCCTCCGCCCTATCCCAAAGGTTGAGCCGGAAGTCCCTCCTGCTCCATTTACCGTGTCGGAGTTTCAGGAGCTTATCCATACAGCTATCAAGGCCCTGGATGCTTCTTTGAAACAGCATATGGTTCTTGTCCATCGGGAAATGCTTGATATTTCGGCTGGGCGTGACGCTGCTATGAAAGAACTGGACAGGGGCATTGAGGTCATCGAAAAATATAAAAACATGATAAGGATGGTGAGCGAGAATGGCACAGAAAATTGAAGTCCAGCTTTTAGACCTTAACACAAAGGACATTCTGATTGATGACCTCGGTCAAAGAGATGTAAACCGGAGACGGGCACAGTTCAACAAGATCATGCGTACATTCGATCCGAATCTCATCCAGCCTATCAGCGTAGCCCTGATTGATGGAAAGTATTACTGCTTCGACGGTCAAATGACCATGAAAGTATTAAAGGCCAGAAACGCCGGTCGTGACCTCTGCGTAAAGTGTCGGGTCTATAACGGAATGACAAAGATGGACGCAGCTAATATGTTCATCAATCAAAGAGGTACAACAAGCCGTGTTACATTAACCGATAAAATTCGTGTTTTAGGGAATTACGGAGATCAGAAGTCCATGGATTTTCAACGAATTACGGAAAAGAACGGCCTTGAAATATCGTGGACAGGGAATAAGGCAAAAAACGCGGTTATAGCGGTCAGTACACTTTGGAACGAGTTCCTTTCTTTTAACGACAATGATCTTTATGGGTGTTACATTCGAGTAATCAAACAGTCTTGGAATGGAGAACCAGCGGGCGCACAGGCACAAATTCTTCGCGGACTTGGACTGTTCATGAGGACATACAAAGGGCAGTTTAAAGAGGATATCCTAATTGAGAAACTGTCAAAGAAAAATCCGAATGATATCGTAAGAGATGCACAAGTGGATAGGACATCTGGAGCTAGAAAATACGCTGTCCAGATTTTGCTAGCTTACAACTTCGCTCAGAGAGAGGCCAACCGGTTGCCAAATCTCCTGTAAATAAAAGCGCCCCGGCCAGCGCACCACCGCCGACCGAGGCTGGCAAACCTAACTGATAGCGCCAATTAGGCTTGATAGATATATGATACTAGAACATTCGTTCTCTGTCAAGCCGGAAAGGAAAAAATATGGCAGAGAAAGAGACAAAAATTGGACGCCTCAGCTCCATTAAGGAGCTCGGAGAGCTTGGCGGTGATGTCAAAAACCAAATGGATTGGCTGAACACTCAGGTGTATGGCATGACGTTTGATGAGCTGATCCGGTATATGGGGAGGCGTGACGATGACGCCAAATGAGGCCATCCGCCGGATCACCCAGCGAGCTATGGAGCGGCACCGGCTCTCACAAAGGGGCCTTGCCCATGAGATCGGATGCGGCGAAGGCTCT